TGTTTATCTTTACGCCTTCTTCGATCTGTCATATTAATAGGCTTACCAACATTTCTTCGTAGAATATGTATAGGAAGACGTGAAGGCCCCATATTTTTTGTATCATGGGGTATACCAGCATCAGCTGCAGTCATTGTTTCATTGGTTATTATACGTTTATTTGTCATCTAGCCAATTCACCTATTGTAACATATATATTTTTATTCGTTCTAATATGTTTGACTTCGTAAATATCTATACCAAAAAAATCACCCACTGGGTAGCAATCGTTGTCTACAGATATTTTATCTCTTGCATTTACCATTTCTTCAAGAGTCATGTTTAGTAATTTATTATTTAATACTTTATATGTTCCAGGTGATAATCTTTTATCATCCAATACAAACCAGTTACTTTGTTCCGCCATAAAATCTAATGGATCTATACCAATAGATTGTAATGCTTCCATAATTTTTTTGTCTGGTATACTAAACTTTTCTTTAAGGAGGTACAGTGCTGTAGCATATGATGCAAGTCTTGTAGAACCACCTGGTGCTTTAGCCATTATCTTCTTTACATTAAACACTAATCGATGAAAAGGAGTATAGTACTCTTTGTACTTGTCTCTATTATCCATTGTGTTTAATTTAAAATCTTTGTCTCTATTTCCATCTTTATCAATAATGCCAACCTTAAAGGCCTCAGTCTCTTCAAATGGAGTTGTAAGAAGCTTTAGAAATCTAAACGTATAGACTAGATCACCAGCGCGTTTAATAATTCCCATTATATTTTCCTTAACTTCTCTACTACAACTTTATCTAAGGGTATTTCAGTATACTGATCATTTCTTATATGCCTTAGATAAATTAAAAAAGGTTTCATAATATGCCAATACTTTTTTTCTATTTTAAACTCTAACATTTTCAGACTAGGTTTAATATCAAAAACATTGAATATCACTATTAGATGGTTTAATATAAGTCTTTCAGATATCTCACCGGTTTTTTGATACCTATTAAATTGACGTTTCAAATACATGAATCTTTTCAGATCATTATAAAATTCATCTGCGTCAACCGTATTTGGTTTATAATAATGTTTAGCAGCATATAACAAAAAGTTTTTATCATTAAGCTCATCAAAAAGTTTCATGTGTTTTACCGTTCTGTTTACGTAAAACTATTTATTATAATAATCAGATTTAGCCATTGAGGCTTCTATCTTTCCTTCTTGATTCATATCTTGAATATCAGTAAATGATGGCATTCCATAATATTCATCGATTTGCTGCTGAGTAAATTTAGCGGGTTGTAACAATTCATCAGTATTTGGATCTACCCAGCCCTGATTGAGGACTGGGATTGCTCCATGACACCAACTTGGTGGTCGTATAGTCATTATATACCTCTATTAGCTAGTTGCTCCTTTAACTGGATTTACGACTTTTTTGTCACCAGCTGCATTATCACCTGGACGTGATTTAGCTGCATTAGTAGCTCTGCCTGCCTTTGATGCATCATCATGTCCTAGCTCATCATAATTTGAAATTTTATCATTGGTGTCAACAGCCATGTCTTTTTTCATGTCCATTGCACCTTTATTATTTTTTTCTTTTTCATTCCAATCTTCAGGCGGAGAAGCTTTTTTAGAATGCTTACCATCTTTATCAGCAGCGGCACGAGCTTCCATAATACGTGAGTAAATTGGTGGCAGAGTTGATTCTTTAAAAACTTCTGGATGTATATCTTTTGCATCAGAGTGACTATCATAATGTTTAGCTAGATATTTCTGAAGATCTTTCTTTTTACCAATAGCATAATGACCATGACCATTGCCTGCATTATTATGCGGAGTTAAAGTAATATTGTGTTTCTTAGCATGAGGATCATGACCACCCATGTGATCAATATCTACATGCATAGTATCTTCTTCTATTGATTCTTTTTTATCCATGTAAGCTTTTGTCTTACGTGCTTTTGCCATTTGCTTTTTAGCGTAGTCCATTGAACCCTGTGCTGCTGCATCATAAGCTTTTATCTTACGCTTAACATACGCGGATTTTGCTTTATCCATTGAGATCTCATCGATCTTAGCTTCAGCAGCCATAGTCTCTTTTTCTTTTTTCTCTTTCTTAGGATTCATAACAACTTCATCTTCATTAGTTTTCTTTTTATTACGCATATGTTTAAAGTCGTCGCCATCAATGTCGCCATCTTTATCCATATCCAACTTATGTTGGTTTCCAGTTAGTTTCTTTTCGTTGACTTCAGAATATTTCTCAGCCAACCTTTTGATCCATTCGCTCATTTGTTTCTCCTTACATCCAAAGTTGAGCTGCGATTGATCCTGCTGCAGCAACGATTGCTACCCAGAACAGCTTGTTAATTACTTGCACAACACGTGCATTATCATCTACTTTCTTTTCAATATCATCTAACTTTGCTGAGAATTTATTCATTCTCTCAAATGTTCTATCGTGATCTTCTTTCAAACCTGCTAACTTTTCCTCTGCGCGTGCTAATGTAATCATAGCTTCTGCCAGTTGATCGAGTTTTGACTCAATTCTATCAAGTCTTGTGTTAGTGTTCTCAGCCATATTTATTACCACTTTTCTTTATCAGCCCAGTAAGCTGCAGACATCTTACCTTTAGCGATATTTTTGGCATGACGTGCTTTAAAAGATTTACGTCTTGCTTTTTGTCTATCTGATTCGCCTTTCTTAGGAGCTCCTGCTGTAGAAACACCTTGCTGACCAAATCTAATAGTTTTAACCTTGTCACCTTGTTTAGCTACAACAATATGAGATTTTGTTGGATGACCTGGTGTACGCTTAGCTTTATTGAAACCAGATACTCCAGCTCTCTTAAGTGCTGGATGTTTTTCTTCCATAAAAGATTTAAAAGATAACATTATTCTTCATCCTCTTCTTCGTCTTCATCACCTTCATCTTCCTGACCTTCCATATAAGAATAAACATCTTTAATGTAGTCAGCAGCTTTTGTGATTTTGTTTTGGACCCATTCAGGTAAATTTTCGTTATCTTCAAATTTGTCAACAAGGTCAGATGCTTGATCAACCATTGCTCTTAATTGAACTTTAGCCATTTCGCCTTCGTAATCGTATTCACCAGGATCTTTATAAGCTTCTCTTACTTGTGAAAACGTTTTCATTTCTTTTTACCTTTATTATCTGGATGACCTTTTCCACCATCTTTTCTATTTGCCCATACCGCTTTTTGCTGAGCATAAGAAACATAACCTTCTTCTTTAGCGCCACGTTTTGCAGATAGATAAGCCGCAATAGCCATTTCACGGCGTTCTTTATCTGACTTACCTTTAAACTGTGGTGCATCTGACTTTTTAAAATCATCTACCCAAGCACCCATACCATCAGATACTTTTAGTTTTTCATTTACATATTCAACTGATTCTTTTTTGCTATTATAGCCAAGTCCAAGAGATTTACGGAAATGTCTGTTAGCAGCTCTGTCTGCCATATCTTGGCCTTTATTGCGCTTTTTCATAGTCTTCAATTCATCAGAATGATCTGGTCTTTTACCATCTTTCGGAGGTGTTAAAATTTTACGAACAGCTGAATTACGTGCTTTATTACCACTTGCATCAGCTTTCTTTCTATAACTATCTAATGCACCTGGACGATCTAGTACTTCATCCACTTTGGTTTCTTCTTTTGCTAATCTGTTTACAGCTCTGTTGATACCTTGACGTCTTTTAAGTCCCTTTTTACTATCCCAAGGATTAGCTCCTCTTCCTACATCATATGCGTTTTGAGTACGATCATCACTTGCTTTTTTGACATATCTAGCAAGAGTTGACTTTTTCAATTCATTTACATTATCTTCTGTAGCCATTCTAGCTTTCATAGCTTCAAGATCTTTTTTCAATTTATCTTTGCCCATAGCTTTTGCTACATTTTTCATACCAGAACCTTGAGTAACACCTTTTTTAATAGCAGTCATTGATAGTTCGTCAACCTTTGCTTCTTTCTTAACTGCACCTGGTTTTAGTTTACCTTCACTATCACGATCAGCTTTTTCTTTATCCATTCTAATTTTTTGCAATGGCGACATCATTCTTTTTGCTTGACCTTGAGGCTCGTTATATGCTTCACTCATCGCAGCCTTGGCTTTCTTATGAGCTTTCGTATGATGCTGAAGTTTATTCATGGCCTTAGTCATAGCATCAGCAGACTTAGCAGCTTTCATATCAGCTCTAGCATCTTTTATTCCTTGAGCGTGGTGCTGAGCTTCTTTTGAAGCATCCTCGTTTTTTACAACGTTTTTATCAACAGGAACCATTCTAATTTTAGGTTTCCCGTCTGGCCCAACGTATTTTTCTGGTTTTTTATCTGCTGATCTTACTGCCATTTTTTTTATCCTTTTACTCTCGCCGCCAGATCTTTGTCTGCCTTGCCCCATGTACCTGATGATTTAGTAACAAATGAATTTACTCGAGCCATACCCCATTGCTGTGGTGTGGTTCCCGGCCTATGACCAGTTCGCCAAGCAGCTACTCCTCGATTATAAACTTTACGTAGGATACCAAGAGGCATACCTGACTTTTCTGCTTTTTTCTTGAGACCAGCGGTAGCGTCTTCTGTGATATACGCTTTAAAGTTAATCATTTTAACTGCCTTTTTTCATAGGTTTTTGTTTTAAATATTCTGCTCTTGAAATAGGTGGTCCACCATATTCTTTCATATTTTGTTTTTTAACATCTCTTAAACGTGCTTTATCCATCATACGATCATGCTTTTTCTTGTCCATCTCTTTTTCACGATCAATACGCTTCTTAGCCATATCAACATGGCCGTCTTGTTCACCAAACATCTGGCGATAGCGCTTAGTATGCTTAGACAATTTAGTTTTTGCGGCGTGATCTCCAGGAGCCTTTTTATACGCTGCTGGATTATCATCATCCATTTTGGCTTGTTTTTTAAACTGGCGATCTCTTGCAATCTTTTGAGCTTTAGTCAAACCTGTATGGTAGCCAGCAGGTTGTGCACCTGGACGATCTTTAATATCAGGATCTTGTTTTGCTTCTGGTTTTAATGTTTTTGGATAGTTCTTATCACCTGGTTTTAATCTAGGCTTACCGGCTTCACGTCTTTTACGTATATTATACCAAAGTCCATTACCCTCATTCTTTTCTCCAGGTGTCATAGATTTTGCTTTTTTAGTAGCTTCAGGCGTTCCCCATTCGTATGGAGTTGTGGCTTCATTTAGTGCTTCTCTTATAATACCATCAAAATCATCATTTGGAAGATTCTGTACTTCCCACGATGGTTCAAAGTTCGGATCGACCTTGGATACATCGTCCAACCAACATCTCCAGGTTTCACCTTTTGATTCTACAATCAAATAATTTGTACCAAGGTGTTTGATCTTACCAACAATACCATGTTTAGTCATGACTACCTGTTCACCTTCTTCAAAGATATTATCTCTCAAATAAGCTTCGCGAAGATCTGAAACCGGAGCAAGTTGTATATGGTTTTTAAATTCTGTGGCTTCTTTTAAACCCATACCTTTACGTACGTCATTGAATAGACGTTTTGCATCTGGATTTGACATGGCTTTTGGTAAGCCTTGGGCGAATGCTGTGAAATCATTATCCTTTGCATTTTGGCGCTGTTTGGAGGCTGACATACCTTCAACACCTTCAGCATCTGGATCTCTATCACCAGCAGAAATTACATTGATTTTATTAAAATTATAAAAGCCATGACGAGCATCTTGACCATTGTACTTATTCATTAAAATATCAAATTCACGTACACGATCTTGACCTACAACCATGACTACATTTTTAAAGCCTTCATTATGAAGAGCTACTAATGCATCAATAGCTGTCTTGACTTTTTTATTAGCCATAACAGAACGAGCATGCTTAGGAAACATTTTCCTTACATGCTTAATTTTTTCTTTGTATTGTAATGGATTTTTGTTTTTATCTTGAGACTGAGATACAAAAACACGATAAGGGCTTTTACCTGCCTTTTTAGCAAGAACATCTAGTAGCTTACCATGACCAATTGTAGGAGGGTTCATTCTACCAAAGGTAAAATAAACTGTCTTTTCCTCTTCAACAAGAAACTGACTAAATTTGTTAATCATTTTTTACCCGCGTTTTCTGGCTAGTTCTGCTTTACGAAGTTGAGGAAGAAGCTTCTTTGCAACTCTATTAATTCTAGGTTGCATTTTATCTAACCGCTTCTCAATCTCTTGCTTTCTTGCGGGAGTGAGTTCTGCCTTAGGAATACCTTTAGTAATCTTTTTAGCAATAGCATTCCGTGCAGCTTTTTGAGCTCTACGTTTTAGTACTGCCTGATTTGCAATTTTAGCTGCAGCTTTTTTACGACCAACTTTTAGTCTAGACTGATACTTTTTCATTTGACGAGCTCTTGCACGTCTTTGCTGCATTGTCAACGCTTCATCAGTTGGCTCTACAGCTTCACCTGTATTACCAGTTGGAGTATCCATTTTGCGCTTTTTAGCGTTTCTTGCAAGTTGACCATCTCCAGTTTGTGTATAGTCAACAGTTAAAAAATCTTTAAATCCTACTGCCATTTAAGTCCTCGTTGGCTTGTCCCATCCCTTTAATATATCTGGTGAAAAGTTGTTGTATGAGAATTCCATACGATCAACAATTTTCACTGCATCACCACCAAGTTTGTCAATTGCTACATAACCTTCTGCTCCGGTTACTTTATAACCATTGCGTGTTTTTACAAAGGTATTAATATTACCAAGTTTATTAAGGTTATTTATAAGTTTTAATTTTGCCAAAACTATTACTTTTTGCAAATCAAACATATATTTTAAAGAAGTTTTATTTTCTTCTGAGAAAAATGACAAAATTTTATCTAGTTTGTCACGTTGTCCTGCTTTTCCGCGTTCGGTTTTACGCTTGGCAATCTCTTTACCGTAACGTAATCTAATCCAACGAATGAGCATGGATACATGTCGTCCTGAATCTCCAATAACTTGTCCTTTTCTGACGTATTTGTTATTGAATTGCTCAATGAGGCGCGGTAGCTCTTCCTCATTTTCAAGTCTTCGGAGCGTAGACCCCGCAATTTTGTTGAATAAGAACCCAGCTTGCGAAAGAAGTTCATTAACATCATCAGTTTCCTTTTTAGACATAGTGATACGAGTCAAATCACGTAACATGGCATCTTGTGACCATACATTTTTTGATTTCTTGAATTTGCTTACATCAACTCCATACGAAGCTCGCATAGACTCGAAGGTGTTACCAGTATAGGTCGTATGCCAGACGATTCCAATCTTTGCAGACTTAATTGCCTTAGCTGCATCCGACTTTGCTGGCACAGCATAAACGATAGTATTGGGATGAAAGGTAACATAACTTTCACCTTTAATCTTAGTTGTCTTTAGATCTCCGGGGCCATACAAAAAGTCACCTTGAACTACACCCTTGATTCCAAGAGCTGGCAGTTCTTTTAGTGCGAGCTTAAGCTTAGCAGCCAGATCACCACTAGTATCATCATCCACATCAGCACTAGTTTTATAGACCTTAGGATTCTTATTAAAGATTCCTTTTTTAGCCACGAAGAATTTTCCGTCAGATGGATCAATCCCAGCAAAAATAGCAGGAGCGCCATCCCATTTAACAGATACATTACCATCATGTACTCCTTTAAGCATATCTCTAAGTTCACGCAAAGCATTGATAGCTTGACGCGTACCAGCGACACCACCGTAGATAACCTTATCTTCGATGTGAGTCATATGTGTATTTTTCTGTTCAGTTATATGTGTTTTAAATTTTTCCATATTAGTATCTTATACTATTTCACATTAAATGTAAACTACTTTCTTACCAAGACAAGATCAAAAGAAGCACTAATTGTGCTACCAGTAGAAGCAATTGCTCTTACTTCAATATCTGTTTTTGCCGGTATTAGCAATGGTATATCATAATTTCTTGTGTGATAACCTCCTGGAACATCCATAATATCTCTTGTCCTAAAACTTTGATATCCAGTATCAAATAATCGAGTATACAATGAAACCGTAGTTGCATCATTATAACTTCCTACACCAACATTCCAAGTTGTTAAGTATCCAGTACAATGTGCTGGAATTGTATATAAAGCAAGTTGTGTCTGCCCTAATCCAAAAGTTGTTCCAGTTCCTATGGTGCCAATATCTGCTAATACTGTTCCGCTTCCACCAGCTCCAGTTGTAACTCTCACATCACCAACATTTGTTCCAACAGATCCTGACTCGACAACAAAAGCTCGGAACACTCTTAAAAATTCTACTGTTCCAACAGATCCGCCTACTGTTAATGTTTCTTGTACATTGTTATAGTCTCCATCCAATCCTTGGACTGTAATGGTTCTTGCACCGGTACCACCAGCAGCATCAGCAGCATTATTACTTGTAACATAAACAGTAGAAGGAGAAGTCAAATATGAATAAACTCCACCTTGCATCCAAATAGTTTCAGGTACACCACCTACACTTGGATTTCTACCAAACTTGTGTATGTAATCTACATTAACAACTCTTTTTTCAGAAATATCTACTTTTTCTGCTAAATGAGTGTTTGCTAAATATCTACTTACTACCATCTATTTAACTTTCAAACGGATTCTTTTTTCGAGTTCCGGGTTTTACTGAATAAGGACTATTTGGCATATTCAGAATTTTAATTTCTGGTTGTATTTCATAGAATGGTTTACTACCACGTACACCAATTCTCATTTTAAATGTTCCCATACACTGGCCTTTTTTACCAAGTTCAGGAATATCTCTTGGTAATCCTAATGGATTTTCTTTACCAATTAAATAGAAATCATCACCGGCTTGCATATAATATGCTGGTTCGGCTTTACCAGTTAAATAGTGATCAGTAACAAGAGCACCTAGATCTACATTTGGTACATCCAAAATATATTGAGTTCTTTTGCTCATATATTCTTTCATTATATCATATGGTACTGCATTATCTTTTTTCAGAAACCCTTGAGTTGAAGGCACTGTCATATTACGCCAGTCTTTAATCCCAGCATAGTTTGCAATATCTTTTAAAAACTCTTGCGTCTGTGAAGATGTTGTTAAGTATTTAATAGCAAAATTCTTCACAGGATCTAGTGGCATAGCAGCTTGCCATTTACCATCAACATAAGAAACACGAGTATTACCTAAGTTATCAGTATGACTCATCTTAACTTCAAGCCAAATTCTCTTACCTTTATGCTTTGACTTACCTTTAAAATCTAAAGTAACGTCTGCATACTTAGTACTTACCTTAGGACGTTCTGCTGTCACGCCAGTCATTCCAGTAATGTTATTAGCCACATCTAATTCATACTTATCTGACTTTGCACTCATAAGCAATAACTCCAGATCTTCAGCAATAAAAGTTTTAAAGGACTTCATTAGTATCCCCATAGAATTAATTTAGTTCTATTTATACTGATAAGAATATTGAAAATGTTCTATTTCTTCTTGGTAATAGTCCGCAACTAAATCTATTTGCTCTTGATTTGTATAATAATCTGTGTATTGTGTTCTTTTACTACTATTGTGGTGTGGTAATGGTTCAAAACAATTTGTCTTTTCTTGTACTACTTTAAAGTCTTCAATAAGATTTTCATATCGTATTACATAATTCACAGAATTTACAAAGTTCATTTGTGTATTAATTGGTTTAATATATTTTGCAGATTGTTGATTTAAATTAAACGCTGATCGAATCCATGTATCAAAATCAGTATGGATTTTATTTTGACCTTTGAAGAAATTATACCAACTTACCATACGATCCCAAGGATTTCGTACGCAACAAAAACTCCAACCAAAATCATCAAACATTGGCTTTAAGGATTGAGGACTTGCATGTCTAAAATCTTCTAGATAAACATCGCCATCTAAATTCTTTTCTAACCATCTTTCAATACTGGATCCAGCATTCTTTGGCATATGGAAAAAAGTAATATTTAAATCTTCAAGTCTTACCATGATTACTCCAAAAAAAGAGGAGGCCAAAGCCTCCTAAACTCGTTCAATATAAGCTTTAGTGCCTCGCCTGATAAATTTATATTGGTATTTATCGAAGCCAGAATCGACCAAGTCGTGGTTGAGATTGTCAACCATTTTCTTGACCATTTGAATATCATCAGGTTCTTCGATAATCCCGACAAGGCCAGGATTATCTTTATCATCAATTAGTTTCATAATACCACCTATGCGGCTGTAGCAAATTCTACAGCCTTGTTAGCAGCTTTGATTTTACGTGCTTGGTTAACACCGAACCATGCTGACTCCATACGAGCATCGTCTGAACGACCAAGCTTGTGATCTGTAAGATAAGTTACAGAATTGAAAGCCTGCCACCATGTGCCTTGACCATACTCAGCACCTGGTTGTGTTTCAAGCAATTCATAAGCTTGTTTTGCTGTACGTGATAGATCATCAACAGTTTCAACAGAACGCTTTTCGCGGTGGCTGAATACTTCATTATAATATTGTAGAAGTGTTTCTGTTGAGAACTTACGAGTTGACAAGAACTCTGCCATTTCTTTGTACTTAGCAAACTTTTCAGAAGCAAGACCCATTTGCTCTTTAACCATATCAGCATCAAACTGAGAGCGATGGCCAATTTTGACAAAGTTCTTAGATGATGAGTTCAATGAGAATGTCAAAGTATTATTGCATACGACTCGGATTGGGGTGAAACGAATATCCACGGCTTTGCCGTACTGATGAGGATTGCTAAACAAAAGATAGCTATCCACTTGATCATCACCAAGAATTGAAAAAGACTCTTTGACTTTAGCGAGTGCAAAAACATTTTTACCTTCCTTTAATG